CGGCCACGCAGATTCGCGGAGGTATGGCCCATTCGCTGGCCGACGCCGAACTCTGTTCTGGAAAATGGAAAACACGGCTGTTCGCCGCGTTTTCCTGTGGTTCCTGGACTCCTTTGCGGCGGCGACCGTCGGTCATCTACGCTGGTGTCATGGTCAGAGGCCCAGCACCAACGCCGAAGCACATCCTCTCGATGAGAGGGTCGAAGGACGCCAAGTACCGCGAGGAGCTTGGCACCAAGGCGACCGCCTTGCCAGACCCGCCGGCCTGGCTTCGGCCGTCGGCGAAGGCGATGTTTCGACAAGTCTGCGAGTTTACATTGCAGATGGGGACTTTATGTAACTCTGACGTTCAGGTGATCGCCAGATACGCGATCGTCTGGGACAAGTGGCAGGAGGCCGAGCAGCAACTCGCCAAGACCGGCGAATGCTGGCGAGAGGTTTTGGCCCCCGACGGCTCCCTGCGGTTCTGCCGACCGACGAAGTGGCAGTCCCAGAGCAACCATTGCCACGAGCAACTGCGGCAACTGGAAACCGTCCTGGGGCTGACCCCCGCCGACCGCACCCGCCTGGGGTACGGCGCGGTGAAGGTGGTCAACGACCCCGTGGACGCCCTCTTTGACGACGCAGCGACTGGTTGACATCCGCGAGTTCGCGCGGCTGCTGAAGCATACGGAATCGCCGTTCACCGGTCAGCCGTTCGTCCCGTCCCCGTGGCAGGACGAGTACCTCGACGCTCTCTTCAACGCGAAGCGGCCGGACGGCCGGCGGCAGTATCAGCGGAGCCTGCTGGCTTTGCCGCGGAAGATGGGCAAGACCGCCATGTGCGCCGTTATCGGCGCCTACGAGGGCTTCTTCGGTGAGGCGGGCGGCCAGATTCTCATCGCCGCCGGGGACCGGAAGCAGGCGAGCCTCCTGTTCACGGCGTGCTCGAGGTACATCGAATCCTGCCCCGGCCTGCTGAAGCGGTGCAAGATATACAAGAACTCCATCGTCATCCCGCACAAGCAGAGCACGATACAGTTCCTTTCCTCCGAGCACAAAGGTAAACACGGGTACAACCCGAGTCTGGTCGTGGTAGACGAATATCACGTTCAGCCCAACCGCGACCTCGTCGATGTGCTGGAATCGGGCATGGGCGCTCGAGCCGAGCCGCTCGTCATCTATGTGACGACGGCCGGCATGGATCGCGTCGGTCCGTGCTATGACGAGTGGCAGCGGGCGCTGAAGATCAAGGACGGCCTGATCGACGATCCGACGTTTCTGCCGTGCATTTTTGCGGCGCCAGACGACGCCGACCCGTTCGACGAGGACACTTGGCGGGTCGCGATGCCGAACTACGGAGTCACCGTCCGCAAGGAGTTCATGGAGCGCGAGGCTGTCCTGGCCCGCGAGAGCGTCGTCCAGGAGATCAAGTTCAGGACGCTGTACCTGAACCAGTGGGTGTCAAACGGGGCAAACCGCTACTTCCGCACCGGCACCATCGACAAGTGCCTCACTCCGACCAGGCCGATCGGCAACCGCGTCGCCTACTGCGGCCTCGACTTGTCGAGCAATACTGACACCACAGCGTTCGTCGCAGCTTGGCCCGACGACGACGGCTCGTATGACGTTCATGCTCACCTGTTCATCCCCGAGGACAATGCCGACAAGCCGGAAGCGCCGTATCGACAGTGGGCGAAGGACGGTTTTGTTACACTAACGGAAGGCGATCTTGTCGATTTTGACGCGGTTCGGAACTACGTCCTCTCGTTTTGCGAGAAGAACGCAGTCCGCGCCGTGGCAATTGACCGCTGGAACGCCACGCATATCACGACCCAACTGATTGCCGAGGGCATCGACGTCAAGCCGTATGGGCAGGGCTACGCCAGCCTCTCGGCGCCGACGAAATTGCTGGAGGCACTGGCCTTGGGCGGCCGGCTGCGGCTCGGCGACAACAAAGCCATCGCACTCCACTTGAGCAACATGCAGTGCCGCGTCGATGACGCCGGGAACGTCAAACCTACAAAACAACACTCTCACGCGACCGCAAGGATCGACGCCGCCGTGGCCTTGATCATGGCCTTGGGCCTCGCCAGCAGCCAGGCTCCCGGCCCCGAGGACGAACCGCAACTGGTGGTGTTCTAAACGATGCCAGACCTGGAAGACGAAAACGCCGGCGACATCCTGGAACTGCGGTCCAGCCTGTCCAGGGTCTTCGAGGAGATCGTCGAGAACAACAAGACGACGGCCGGCGTCACGATCAACCCAGAGAGCAGCCTCCAGTGCAGCGCGGTGCTCTGCTGCGTCCGGGTGCTGTCGGAGTCGATCGCCTCGATGCCCTTCAACCTCTACCGCCGCCTCCCCGGCGGCGGCAAGGAAATCGCCGAGGATCAGCCGCTCCAGGAAGTCCTGGCCTACCAGCCGAACGACTGGATGACCAGTTTTGAGTGGCGCGAGTGGATGATGAGCCAATTGCTCCTCTGGGGCAACGCCTACTCCCTCATCAAGCCAGGCCGCCGCGGTGCCGTCGATCAGTTGATCCCGCTGCACGCCAGCCGGATGAATATCGTCCGGCTCGAGAACGGCCGGCTCCAGTACCAGTACACCGAGCCGATGCAGGCCGAGCCGAAGAAGTACCGACAGGATCAGATTTTCCACCTCCGCTGGCTCTCGAGCGACGGCGTCACCGGATACGTCCCGATCTCGCTCGCGAAGGACGCCATCGCCCTTGCCAGGGCGACGGAACTGCACTCGAGCGCGTTCTTTGGCAACGGCGCCCAGACTGGGACGTACATCGAAACCGATCAGCCGTTCAAGCCCGACGCGCTGCGGAACTTCAAGAGCCAGTGGGACGACGCCCACCGCGGCCCGACCAAGGCGTTTTCGACCGTGGTCATGCCGTTCGGCTTCCACAAGAAAACAGATCCGGTCAACAATCAGCACGCGGAACTGATCGCCACACGGCGCTACGCCGTCGAGGAAATCTCTCGGGGCTATCGGGTGCCTTTGCACCTCCTCGGCGACCTGTCCAACGTCCGCTACAACTCCGTCGAGCAGTCGGCCATCGACTTCGCGACGTTCTCGCTGATCCCACACTGCCGGAGGTGGCAGTTCGCCGTCCGTCGCGACCTGATCGCGGACTCGGCCAACTACTTCGTCGAGTTCGACATGTCTGCCCTCATGGCCGGCGACTACCAGGCCCGCTCGCAGTTCCTCCGCGAGATGTTCAACATGGGCTGCCTCTCGGTGGACGAGATTCGCGGCCAGATCGGCTACAACCCGCTCCCCGACGGCCTCGGGAGCAAGCGGTTCGTGCAGGTGAACATGCAACTCCTGGACGCCTTCACGGTCGAGAATCCGACGGGCGCGCCTGGCGAGCAGGCGACGGACGCATCCGGCGATGACAGCATGGATGACGATGCCGACGAGCAAGACGCTCTGGACGGCAACGACGGGCCGACGCCCGCGGACGCCGCCACCAGCGACCGCTCCGCGGCCGAGGTGCTCTTCCGCACGACGCTTCGACGGCTCGCGGCCATCGAGGCCGACGGGATTCTGGAGCGTCGCAACAAGCCGGCAAAGTTGCAGGCGTGGCTCGAGGGCCACGAGCAGCGGATGCGAACCGAACTGCTGGACGCCGCACATGCTACCGGCCGCGACATCGATGCGTTCGTGCTATCGTGGATGGAGGAGACGCGAGAAAGGCTGCTGGAGTGTCACCGCTCCGGCAGGCCGTATGAGGAGGCGACGAAGTCATGGACGGATCGTGCGAACTTGAACGCCGGCTGATCGCCGAGCAGCCTGGAATCGAGGTCAAAGCCGACCAGAATGGCCGCACGGTCATCCGCGGCTACGCTGCCGTGTTTGAGTCCGAGTCGCAAGATTTGGGCGGGTTCGTCGAGATCGTGGAGCGCGGCGCGTTCGACGATGTGATGAAGTCGAACCCCGACGTCTTCGGCAAGTACAACCACACCCAAGTGATCGGCCGCACCTCGAGCGGCACGATGCGGCTGATGGTTGACGAGCGCGGCCTGCGGTACGAGATCGACCCGCCGCGGTCGGCCGCCGCGGTCGTCGAACTCATCGAAAGAGGCGATGTGCGCGGGTCAAGTTTCGCCTTCCGCAGCCGTCCAGCCGACGAGTCGTGGCAGCGCGACGCCAACGGTCGAATGATCCGTCGGATCAGGAAGTTCTCGTTCCTCGGGGACGCCGGCCCTGTGGACTCGCCGGCCTACCTCGCTACAGAAACCTACGTCAGCAAACGGGCCATCGAAATGGCCCTCTCCGAGGAGCCTGCCGGTGAGCAGCGAGAGGATAGCCCTGTGGTCGAGGATTCTGTCGAGGCTCCTGAAGCCTCCGCGCCGGATGACGCCGCGGCCGGCAATGAGGAGCGTGCCTCCGTCAGCCTCAAACCTACGGCCGGAATGGCCTCGGCGGCTCGGCGGGGGCTGAAGCTCCACGAGGAAGGCAAGTCGGGCGACGGCCTGAAGCCAGAGACGGTTGCCCGAGCAAACCGGCTCGCCAAGCGCGAGGAGATGAACGAGGATTGGGTTCGCGAGATGAATGCCTGGTTCGCCAGGCACGAGACGGCGAGCAAGTCGCCCGGCTGGGACAAGGCCGGCGAAGAGAAGCCCGGCTTCGTGGCGTGGCTCCTCTGGGGCGGAAACGCGGCGAAGAATTGGTCTGCACGCAAGGTCAAGGAACTTGACGGCGAGCGCGATCTGCCGGAGATCGACGAGGAGCGCGACGTCGAGGAATCGCCGAAGATCGTTGTGACAGTCTCCGCTGACACCACTGACTTCGTGGGAAAGATCGCCAGCCTCAAGGCGGCGATGCTGCGGACTCACTTGCACGGCAAGTAGCGCGTAGTCTACAAACAGAGATATACGCCTCGCGGAGGATTTCGCGAGGGGCAGTGCGAGCGACTTGAGGATTCATTTCGCGGCGCGCTTGCGGGCAAACCACCCGCCGGCCGCCGCACATTCGCGATTGGCCGGCTTCACAAGGAGCAAGGCCGATCATGGCGAGCAACCTCAAGCGTCTTCAGGACCGTGCCGCGGCCATCGCCGCGCGGATGAACGAACTGGCCGACGTCGCCGAGCGGTCGGAAGAGCAGACCGCGGAACTGCGGCGGCTCTCCGACGAGGCCGACAAGGTCAAGTCCGACCTGGAGTTCGAGGGCAAGCTCGCCGCGAAGGAGCAGGAACTCCGCGCTGTCGTCGAGGCTGCGGCCCCGGCGGCCCCCGCCGCCCCCGCCGCGGTCGAGCCGCCGAAGAAGGTCGAGATTCGGGCGATCAACCCGCATCACTCGACCCTGCGGGCGTTCAACGACGGCCCCGACGCCGTCGAGAGCGCCTACCGCTGCGGCCGGTGGATCAAGGCCACCGTGTTCAAGAACGAGTCGGACATCCGGTGGTGCCGCGAGCACGGCGTCGAGGCCCGCGCCCTCAACGAGGGCAGCAACTCGGCCGGCGGCAGCCTGGTGCCGGAGGAGTTCGCTGCTCGCGTGATCCGTCTCGTCGAAACCTACGGCACCTACCCGTCGGCCGTCGAGAACGTGTCGATGAGCCGGGACACGATGGTGATCCCGAAGCGGCTCACCGGGACCACTGCCTACTTCGTCGGCGAAGGCTCGAGCGTGACCGAGAGCGAGCCGACCTACGGCAACGTGTCGCTCGTCGCCAAGAAGCTGGCCGTCGGCTGCCGGATGAGCACCGAGGTGGTCGAAGATACCGCTGGCGTGGTGTCCTTGGCCGACGCAATCGCTACGGAGTTCAGCACTTCGCTGGCCTTCCGAATCGACCAGTGCGGCTGGATCGGCGACGGCACCAGCACCTACGGCGGGATCAACGGTGTCATCAACAAGATCAACGACGGCACGCACACCGCCTCGGTGGTGTCGGCCATCTCCGGCAACACGGCCTTCGAGACGCTCGACATCGAGGACTTCCTGGCTGCGATGGGCAAGTTGCCCCTCTACGCTCGCCAGGGCGCTGCCTGGTACGTCTCGCCGGCCGGCTACGCCGCGAGCATCGCCCGCCTGAAGTACGCGGCCGGTGGCAACACCGTCGAGAACATCGGTGCTGCGGCCGGTGAGTCCTTCCTGGGCTACCCCGTGCGGATGGTGCATGTGATGAACAGCACCCTCGGCGCGGACACCAACAAGGTGAAGGTGCTCTTCGGCAACCTGTCGCTCGGCTGCATCTACGCCCGGCGTCGTGACTTCTCGGTGCGGCTGTTCGATCAGGTGTACGCCACCACCGATCAGCTCCTCCTGCAAGGAACGATGCGGTTCGATTCCGTCGCCCACACCCTCGGCACGACTTCGGAGGTCGGCCCGGTGATCGCCCTCAAGTCTGCCGCCTCGTGATAACAGGAGCCTCTGAAGCATGATCCACGCCCAGAACCACAAGGTCGTCGCGTCCGTCGAGTCGGCCGCCGTCGGCTCGACCGCGACCGCCACGCTGACGATCGACACCATCGGCTACGATCACGCCAGCGTGACCGTGCTCCGCGCCAGCAACGCCAGCACGGTGTTCGCCAACGTGATCAAGGTGGAGGAGTCGGACGACAACTCGTCCTACTCGAACGTCACCGCCCTGGTCGGCGGCGGCAGCGGCGGCTTCACGATTCCGGCCGTCTCCAACACCTCGGTGACGTCGGTCCTGAAGATGGACATCGACACGAAGGCGAAGAAGCGCTACCTCAAGGTGTCCTACACGCCCGGCGTGTCGGCCACCGTGGCGATGGTGGCTCGCCTTGGTCGAGGCGAAGAGTCGCCGGTGACCAATTCCGACGCCGGCGTCATCGGTCGGGTTGTTGGCTGATCCCGTACAAGCGGGACGGCCATGATGGCCGACAAAGGCGCAAGGATGCGCGCCCGCTCCTCACAAGGAGCGAACCATGATGCTGCGTGTCGGTCACTGCGAAGCCGAGGTGAAGGTCGCCGCTCTGATGAGCGTCCCTCGCCTCGGCTTCACTGATAATTTCTTCTGCATCTCGCAGGCTCTCGCGCCTCACGGGATCGCGCCGATCAAATACACCGGGGCGTTTTTCGGTCAGTGTCTCCAGCGGACGATGGAGCAGGTGATCGACACGCACGACGTCGTGCTGACGATCGACTATGACACCATCTTCACCGCGAAGACCGTCGAGGCGCTTCTCGCGCTGCTGATGCACTCCGGCTTCGACGCCGTCGCGCCGCTCCAGACGAAGCGGGAGTCGAACGCCGTCATGTTCGCCCCCATCGGCGCGACGCCAGACGAGCAGACTTCTGTCGAGCATGACTGGTTCAAGAAGGTCGTGCAGCCGGTCGAGACGGCTCACTTCGGCTGCACATTCATTCGCACTGCCGCGATCAAGAAGATGCCGAAGCCGTGGTTTCTGGCCGAGGCGAATGCCGAGGGGACGTTCACGGGCGGCCACATCGACGAGGACATCTACTTCTGGAAGAAGTTCGCCGCGGCCGGGAACCGCCTGGGCATCGCCACAAACGTCAGCGTCGGCCACGCCGAACTGATGATCACCTGGCCGTCCAGGAGCGACCCCAGCGGCAAGATGCAGCAGCACACGACGGAGTTCTGGAACAACGGAAGAAAGCCGCCGGAAGGCGCCTGGGGGTTCGTCTCGTGAGGATTCGCGTGCTGAAGTCGTTCGCCGGCTACCGCGCCGGCCAGGAGTTTGACTGGGGCGACGGCATGGCTCGTATCTACGTCGCCAGGGGGATGGTCGAGGAGGTTTTCGACAGGCAGATCGAGACGGCCACTGTAGAGCGTCGCACCGAGCAGGCCGCGATGCCGCAGCCGTCGAAGAGGAAGACCAAATGACTGTCACCATCACCTACGGCTCGCCGGAGTACCCGTCGGCCGGCATCACGCCGTACAGGAGCCTGATCAAGCACGCGCCGCCGGCGGCCTATCCGATCACGCTGGCCGAGGCGAAGACGCAGTGTCGCGTTGACACCTCCGACGAGGACACATACCTCAACAGCCTGATCGCGATGGCGACCGAATACGTCGAGAATGTGCTCGACATCAGCCTCATCTCACAGACGCTCGAGGCCCGCTACGACTGCTTCCCGCTGTGGGAGATCATCCTCCCACGGCCGCCGATGGCGACGGGGACCGTAACGATCATCTACCGCGACGAGGACGGCGTGAGCCAGACGATCACATCGGCAACGTCGGCGTTCCAGGTGGACACCTATGCGACGCCTGGCCGCGTCTACCCCCTCTACCAGAACGTCTGGCCGGCGGTGCGTGGCGACGAGAACAGCGTCACCGTCCGCTGGCCGGCAGGATACGGGGCCACCGGCGCGAGCGTGCCGAGCACGGTCAAGGGGCTGTGTCTGCTCCTCGTGGCCCACTGGTTTGAGATGCGACAGCCCGTGGTCACAGGCTTCAGCCAGGTGCTTCCTGTGCCGCAGACGTTCGAGACGCTGCTCGCGGCTTCCGGGTGGGGTGGATACCGATGAGCCTCAAGGCACAAGTGCAGGCACAGGTGCAGGCACGCATTTCTGAAACGAGCGGCCTGACCAGCGGGGTCACGAACCATCCGCTGTCATTCTTCTTTGACGTCGGCGACTGCACGAAGGTCTGGAGCGACCGCCGCACGTTCTCAAGCGGCTTCGACGAGGTCGATTTTTCGACCATCGGCATCGGCGTGGTGAAGCTGCTTTGCATCAAGAACCTGTCCGCGACGAACCAGATCGCCATGTCGGCCGGCTGGACGGGGAGCCAATTCTCCGTCTTCCGGCAGGATGTGACGTCCTGGAACTTCTCACCGATGGTCAACCTCGGCTCACTCACTCTGCGCGGCTACCCGATCCGCGAGGGCGGCGCGTTCATGCTGTCTTGCCCCAACTCCGACGGCTTTGCGACGACGAGCGGCGGGAGCATCCTCCGCATCGGCGGGACGGCTGGTCAGACCTACGAAATCTACGTCATGGGGACTTGACCGATGGCACTCACCGCGAAGATCAATCTGTCGATCGTGGCCCAGGAGGCCGAAGACGGCAGCATCTCCAGAGCAGTTCGAGTCACGCCGGCGTTTTTCTCTTCATCCCTGACCGACGGCACCGCCGCCAACCAGGCGCAGGTCGCCTGGAGCAACAGACGCACGATGGCCGCGGCGTCGGAGGCTCTGGCCTTGTCGGCGTTGTCGGACACACGCGGCGGCTCGCCGGCCACGGTGACCATGACGGCGGTCAAGGGGTGGCTGGTCAAGAACACCGGCACGGCGTCGCTGTCGTTCGCAGGCGGGCCGTTTCCCGCCGGCGGGCTATCTGTGGCCGCTGGCGCCGCGGCGTCCCAGTGTGACCCGTCGGCGGCCGGCATGGCTGCGTCCGGCGTCACCGTCACCGGCTCGGTGGGAGCGGCCTACGACATCGTCCTGGTCGGCGAAGGCACGGTCACATGATCATCGGCTCCATGCGGGAGCGGGTCGCAGTCAAGGCCCAGACAGAGGTCCGTAAGCCGTCCGGCGAGACGGTCATGGACTGGGACACCACCGTCGCCACCGTGTGGGCGAGCGTCAGCGGCCTGTCGAGCCGTGACATCCTCCAGGCCCAGCAGGCCAACGTGATCGCGACGCATCGCATCCGCATCCGCTACCGCTCCGACGTCACGCATCTCAACAGGCTGGTGTGGCGCGGCCGTACCATGGAGATTGCCGCGGTCGTCGAGCGAGACAACCGCACGGCCCTGGAAATCCTGGCCCGCGAGGTGCAGTGATGGCAGTCCAGATCGACGCAACACAACCTCGCGATTTCGGCGGCCTGACCGCGAAGCAGATCATCGAGGGTTTCGTCAGCATCAAGACGGCCGGAGCCAGGGAACTGGCGAAGGAGCTTGAGTTGCTCGCGCTCCGCGCGCAGCGTGACCCCGGCCAGTTGCGAGCGAAGGCGGTGAAGAAGGCGTCGGAGATTCTGGTCAAGGGCTACCGCGCGAAGATCAACAACGTCACCGACAACCTCTACAAGTCGATCACGACGAAAACCAAGCAGTACGACGGTGCAACTGTTGCGATCACCGGCCCGCGAGTGACCGGCCCGGTCGGCGCCGATCCTGAGATGGGAAGCGGCAATCATGCATTTCTTGTCGAGTTCGGAACAGGGCCGCGCAAACCAGGCACGCAGGGCCGGAGGACGTATGTCAACGTCCACCAGAGCATCAACGGGAAGATGAAGCGAGCCGGCACGTTCAACGACGTCCAGTTCGCGAACATGAGTCGCGGCTACTACTTCCTCATGGGGTCTAAGCGCGAGCGAACCAGGCAGGCCAAGATGGGTGTCGGCTACCCGCATGACTTTGGGTCCGACGCGCCCGGCGAGATGCACCCGATCACGCTCCGGCCAGGCGAGACGATCAAGCCAATGCCGGCCAGGCACATCATGGAGAAGACGATCTCCGAGAACTCCTCGGCAGTCCTGGCGTCGCTGATCGCCAACCTGCGGAACTACATCGAGGAAATCCGATGATCATCAAGCCCGAAGACTACGTCTTCTACCGTCTGACGAGCACGCCGGCCGTCGCCAGGCTCGTCGGCTTCAACGTCTACCCCATCGCCGTGCCGAAGTCGGCTGGGTTCCCGTTCATCGTCTACAAGCGGCAGAACATCATCCGCGAGACAACGCTGGCGGGGCCGCTCTACGCCCCGCTGCTGTCGATCCAGATCGCCTCCTGGGCGCTCACGCACGACGCCTCCAGGGAGTTGGGGGACGAGGTCCGGCTTGCTCTGGATGGCAACACCGGCACCGCAATGGGGGTTACAATAAGTGATATGAGGCTCGTCAGTGAGACTGACGATTTCCTCGATCCTACGGCCGTCGGAGCACAATTGCCGCCGGCCTACGAGGTCCGGCAACTGTATCAGATCAGGTGGCAGGAAGCCGCCGCGTAACACTACAGGTCACGACACCGGCGCAAGGAGGCGCGACTCATGGCAGGCGTTTCGGCACAGGGACTCACGTTCACGTTCAGCGGCTCAAGCCTCACGGTCACTTCCGTACAGGTCAATGACAGCCAAGACCTCATCGACGGCAGCCACCTTGGAATCGGCCCCAACCAGCGCCGCGAGTACGTCGGCGGCTTCGCCACCGACCGCGAGGTGCAGATCGATTACATCTCGACGACGATCCTCACGGCCGGCGCTTCCGGTTCCCTGTCGATCTCGGGTCCGATCTCGTTCAGCGGCAACGCGACGGTCGCCTCGTCTTCGATCGGCGGTTCCGTCGGCGCCCTCATCTCTGGGAGTGCGACGTTCCGAGTCGCGTAAGCGATGGCGGGATTCGCTGCCAGCGGGGCGACATTCACGTTCACAGGCTCCCGCGGAAACTTCGCGGGCGCTGTCGTCGGCATCAGCGTTGAGACGCCGGTCGCGGAGATCGTCGATATGACGTCCCCGAGCGATCCGTCTGGATACGCTGTCCTCGTGCCGACTGGCGAGTGGTCTGGCGGCGGCGTGTCGCTTGACTTCATCGCGACCGCGTCCACAGGCGACATCCAGGACATCGTCCGCGGCGTCGGCTCGCTGACGTTTGCTTCGCCGCACTTCAGCGTGACGAGGCGTGCGATTCTCGAGTCTGCCAACATGGAGGCTCGCCTGGGGGAGTTGGTGCGAGGGAGTGCAACTTTCAAGGTTACGGACTACCAAGGAACCTGATTCATGTCGTTGAGCAAGTCGAAGATTCTGGCGGCGAAGGACATCAAGTTGTCGGATGCGGTCGCGGTCCCCGAGTGGGGCGGTGACGTATACATCCGCACCATCAGCGGCACCGAGCGCGACAAGTTCGAGGAAGCCTACAGCGAGCAGAAGATGAAGGCGTTCCGCGTCCGCTTCCTCGTTATGACGCTGGCCGACGAGTCGGGCGAGCGGCTCTTCGGCGACGCCGACATGGACGCGCTCGGCGACAAGTCGAGCGTGGTGATCAACCGCCTGTTCGACAAGGCGTGGCAGCACAACGCCTTCACCGACTCGGCCGTGGAGACGCTGGGAAACGGTTCACCGACCGCCCAGAGCGGCGATTCTACTTCGACCTAGCTCTGGCGCTGGGGCGGTCGGTCAAGGAACTGCTCGAGACGGTCGATTCGCAGGAGTTGTCGGAGTGGTATGCCTACCAGCAGCGGTGGCCGCTGGGGAACAGTTGGCAGCAGACAGCCAGGATATGCAGAACGATCATGGCGGCGTCCGGCAACTACAAGCGAGTGCCAGACGAGGAAGTGTTCATCCCGGCGTCGAAGCGGCCGAAGCAGTCGCAGGATGCGATGTTCGCTGAACTGATGAAGTTGCAGCAGCCTCAAGGATGAGACGATGGCTAAAGGCTACCTTGGCAAAATATCGGCGATCCTCACGGCAGACTCCAAGGGCCTGTCGCAAGGGCTGAACGCCGGCGCCAAGGACGTCACGCAGTTTGCGAGGAAGATTCAGAGCACGATCTCGGGCGCCACGAACCGCGCCGGCCGCGAGTTCGACAACATCCTGACGCCACTGCAAAAGTTGCAGCGAGCGCTGAAGGCTGGCGTCGGTCAGAACCTCAAGCTCGTCAACCAGCAGGAAGTGCAGGCGATTCGGCAGTTTGTCGAGGCCGCCGAGCGGATCGCCAAGCCTGTTTCCCGTGCGAAGGACGAGTTCGCCGGCTTGTCGTCCCAAGTGCAGAGGAACTTCGCACCTGCGCTTGAGTCGGCGCAGAAAGCCGCCGAGCAACTCCGCGTCGCAATTGGCAACGGCGCCAAGATCAGCGAGCGAGACTTCGCAAACCTCGAGGCGCGGATCAACAGCGTCACGCAGGCCACGAGCCGCCTCCGCGAGGCGAGCCAAGCGTCGGCGGGCCTTGCCACCGGTCAAGAACTCCGCTTCCAGCAACCTGGCTTCCTTCAGCAGACATCCCGCGCCGCCGCACTTCAACAGCAGGCCGCTGCTCTATCGCCGGCGCAGATTCAGGGCAGCGGCGTAGCAGCGCTCGTCGGCCAGCAGCGCCAGGCGGCCAAAGAGGCTGAGAATCTCCTCTCCACGCTCGAGCGCATTCGCGTGACGCGGAATGGGGACGCGCAGGCGGCCGAGGCGGCGTACAACCGCCAGGTCGCGGCGTTGCGGCTGGTCAACGACCAGTTGGAGCGAGAGATCACCCTATCGCAGCAGGCTGCCAACGCACAGAGAGAGGCGGCGGCCGATGCCCAGCGACGCGCCGAAGCTGCTTCCAGGTTCCTCAACGTCGACCAGCGCGAGTCGAACCTCATTGCGAGCGAAGGTCAGCAGCAGGACATCCGCGCTTATCTGCAACTGCTCGAGCAAGCGAGGGTCAGGACGGAAACGCTGACTGAA